ACATTCAAATTGTTGTAATGAATTCATAACATCACAAAATATTTGAAAATTAGGAAAACAACCAGCATATTGTTCATAAATTTTCTTACGATTAGAATAATATGGTTCTCGCATAATAAATGTGAAATCAATATTAGTTCTTAATGCTGGTGGGATTCCTAATGGATATTGCATAGTTACAAAAAAAATAACTTTATAATGTCTCCCATTCATAAATACAGATCGGATTTCTTTATCTCGTGTCCAAGAATCATCAAATAAACAATCATCTAATACTAAAAATAATCTAGGATCAACTGTTTTATATCGTCTATCATTTTATTTCATTTTTCTCATAAGATTAATTTGTCTTTTAAGCACATTATTAATAATTTTTTTATCATATTCATGAAAAATGTAAGTTTTTGGAACAAAATCAGCAAAGAATTCATTAGCTGCTTCAGTTCCTGATATTACAGTTCCAAACGGGATGTGTCTTTTGTGATATAAAATATCTTTTAATATTATAGATTTTCCAGTTCTTCTTCGTCCAATTGCGGCAATAACCGCATCATCGTCAATTTTACGAATATCAAATTTTTTTAATTCAAGATCTAATCCACTCATATGTATTATATAAAATATAGGATATTAATTTTTATTTTTTTTAACGATAAAAAAAATAAAAATTTAAAAGTGAAATAACAATAATAAAATAATTAAAATTACTTATTATATTGAGTAATAGCAGCATGAGAAATATAATAAAATCGTTACCAATAGAAAATTTACAATATTTATTTGAAGGAAGAGAGAATTTCCTTCGTAAATTGAAAATGGATAGTGTAGCTGTATATAGTATGACACCATTAGAAGAGTCAAAAAGAATTGCCGAAATTATTTTATCCTATGTGTCAAAAAAAGGAATAGTTACGGATATGACCGCATGTGTTGGTGGGGATACTATTAGATTTTCTAATGTATTTAAACACGTAAATGCGATAGAACTTTCCAGTGAAAGATGTAAATTTCTCCAACATAATGTATTAACTTATGGTTGTAAAAATGTGTCTGTTTTTCATGGTGATTGTTTAGAAATGATACATGGATTAAAACAAGATGTAATATATATAGATCCGCCATGGGGTGGTAAAAAATATAAATACAAAAAAAAAGTAAATTTATATTTATCAACTACACCTATGTGGAATATATGTAATAATTTAAATAAATTATCTAAAATCATAGTTTTAAAAGTTCCTTTAAATTTTAACGAAGAGTTTTTTGTTAAAAAGTTAATTTATGATAAAGAAAAGGTGAATAGGTATGTTTTAGAAAAAATGCAATTAATTATAATAGATAACAGTTAAAATAAAAATATATTAAAATAATAAATGTTTAGTATTAATATTTTACCATCAGTAAATATAAAAAAAATATTATTTCTAATAATAGTATTAGTGGTTTTATTTTTTTTATTTAAAATAACAAAGAAGTTTAAATATGAACCACTTGGAAAAGCTAAATATTCTCATACAAATGATAATTGGAGGGAATTACCGACTCCAAAAATTACATTTCGTCCTTTTTTAAATCCAAGTAATAAACGAATATATCGTTTCCCCCAAATACGATGGTTATCGCATAACCAAAACTAATTTGGCAAAATATTATTATATTAGAAATTCAAATATTAGTAATATAATAATAATTATAATAAAGGAATTATTCGGATGATTCATCAAATTCGTTTAATAAATTCGAAAAAACATTTGTCATAATTGCAATATTGTTTTTTTTATCTGCAGTATCTGTAGTATCTGTAGTATCTGTAGTATCTGTAGTTTCAGGAGTGTTTTGAATTGTTTTTATTTCAGTTTTTTTTTGATATAATTTTCTAGAATTATTATAATAACTTTTATTACGATAATTATTTTTTTTATTTTGTTGTTCTTTTAAAAGTTTTTTTTTCATTCTTTTTTCTTTTTTTATTTTTTTTTTATCTACTACCGTAATCCATTCATTTTCAGTATTAATTTTACTAGACTCCATATTTATACTATATATATAAATTATCCTTAATTGATATTTATATATTTTTAATATAAAAGAAAATTGATATTAAATGAATATACAATAATTTACAATATAAGTATTACCATTCATAATTTATTATATTTTAAATGTCCCAAAATACTATTACTCTTAAATTAAAAGACGATTCAAGTTTTTCTTGTAAATCTTTTGGATATGAAAAATCTGTATCTGGTGAATTAGTTTTTAACACAGGTATGGTTGGTTATCCAGAATCTTTAACAGATCCAAGTTATCATGGTCAAATTTTGGTAATAACATTTCCAATAATTGGAATATATGGTGTACCAAATAAAGATAAAGATGATAATGGATTTTTGAAATATTTTGAATCAGAGAAAATACATGTAAAAGCGGTAATTATCGCTGATTACTCAGATAATTATGAACATTATAATGCTATACAATCTTTGTCTGAATGGTTAAAAGAGGAAAAGATTCCTGGATTATATGATATAGATACAAGAGAATTAACAAAAAAAATAAGAATTAGTGGTAGTCCATTATGTAAGATTGAATTTCCTAATCAATCAATTGATTATTGGGATCCAAATGAAGAAAATATTGTTAAAAATGTATCAATTAGAGAAAAAAAAATTATAGGAAATGGTTCTAATAAAATATTAGTAGTTGATTGTGGTTGTAAAAAAAGTATTTTAACAAATTTATTAAAATATGATGTTCAATTAATTATAGTTCCATGGAATTATGATTTTACTGAGGAAAAAGTTGATGGTATTTTATTATCAAATGGTCCAGGTAATCCTTTAATGTTGGATGTTTTAATAAATAATGTAAAAAAAATGTTGGACAAGCATATTCCAATTTTTGGAATATGTTTAGGTCATCAAATTTTGGCATTAGCAACGGGTGCTTCTACTTATAAAATGAAATTTGGAAATAGAAGTATGAATCAACCAGTGATTGATTTGCGTAATATGAAATGTTATATTACATCACAAAATCACGGATTCGCAGTTGATGAATCATCATTAAATAATGATTGGAGACCTTTATTTATAAATGGTAATGATCATAGTAATGAAGGTATAATTCATAAATTTAAGCCTTTTTTTTCAGTTCAATTTCACCCCGAAGGAAATGGGGGTCCGGAAGATACCAATTTTTTATTTGATACGTTTTCTTCATTAATTAATACGAAAAAATTTCCAGTAAATACAATTAATTTTAAAACAAAAGAACTGATTTATAAAGTTTTGGTTTTAGGTTCTGGGGGAATTTCTATTGGTCAAGCGGGTGAATTTGATTATTCTGGTTCTCAATGTATTAAAGCATTAAAAGAAGAAAATATAGAAATTGTATTAATAAATCCAAATATAGCAACAGTTCAAACATCAGATTACATGGCTGATAAAACATATTTTTTACCTGTAACATTAGATACGGTAAGTAAAATAATTGAAAAAGAAAAACCAGACGGAATTTTATTACAATTTGGTGGTCAAACAGCTTTAAATTGTGGTCTTTTATTAAATAAAAGTGGTATTTTAAAAAAATACAATATTCGTGTTTTAGGCACTTCAATAAAAACTATTGAAAAAACTGAGGATAGGGTTTTATTTAATGAAACATTAGAAGAGATAAATGAATCAATAATTCCAACAACAATTATTCATGATGAAGATTCTGCTATTAATTGGGCCAATAATATTGGTTATCCTATCTTAGTTCGTACGAATTATAGTTTAGGTGGATTAGGAAGTGGATTTGTAAAAAATGATAAAGAATTAGTGGCTATGTTTAAATTATCTTCAAGTAAATCTCCAGAAGTAACTTTAAGTAAATCGTTACAAGGATGGAAAGAAGTAGAATATGAAGTTGTTCGGGATAATAATGATAATTGTATTGTTGTATGTAATATGGAAAATATAGACCCTGTTGGAGTTCATACAGGTGATTCTATTGTAATTGCACCATCATTAACATTAAATAATAGTGAATATTTTAAATTAAGAGAATCATCTATAAAAATTGCGCGTCATTTAAATATTATAGGTGAATGTAATGTTCAATATGCGATAGATACAAAAAGTGACAAGTATTATGTAATAGAAGTTAATGCTCGTTTATCTCGTTCAAGTGCTTTAGCATCAAAAGTAACTGGATATCCATTAGCTTATATTGCTACTAAAATTTCTTTAGGAAAAGATTTAATAGATTTAAAAAATATGATTACAAAATCAACAATTGCTTGTTTTGAACCAAGTTTGGATTATTGTGTAGTAAAATTTCCTAGATGGGATAATAAAAAATTCACAAATTCATCTAATACTATTGGTTCTTGTATGAAATCAATTGGTGAAATTATGGCTATAGGGCGAACATTTGAGGAATGTTTTATGAAAGGATTGAGAATGATGAATGATGATTTTATATCATTATCAACTTCTACTCCAAAATTAAAACGTATGACAAATGACGAATTAGTTAAAGAATTAAAAAAACCAACTGATAACAGAATATTTGTTATATTTGAAGCATTTAATCGTGATATGTGTGTTGATGATGTTAGTAATTATACATTAATTAACAAATGGTTTTTAAATAAATTTAAATCTCTAGTTAATACTGAAAAATGGCTACAAAAACAGAATGATGTATTGACTAATCGTGATATAATATTAAAAGTAAAAAAATGTGGATTTTCAGATTTACAAATATCAAGTTTATTAAATTTTAATGAAAGTTTGATACGAAATATAAGAAAACAAAAAAATATAATTCCATGTGTTAAGCAAATTGATACATTGGCTGCGGAATTTCCAGCTAAAACTAATTACTTGTATTGTACATATAATGGTACAGAAAGTGATTTAGATTTTAATGATAATGGTGTAATTGTATTAGGTTGTGGTTCTTATCGTATAGGTTCTTCCTGTGAATTTGATTGGTGTGCGGTATCTTGTTTAAAAACTTTGAAAAAAATTCATAAAAGATCAATTATGATTAATTATAATCCAGAAACTGTTTCGACAGATTATGATGAAACAGATAGATTATATTTTGAAGAATTATCATTAGAAAGGGTATTAGATATATATGAGCTTGAAAATAGCAGTGGAGTTATTGTTTCTGTTGGGGGTCAAATTCCAAATAAATTAGTGATGCCATTATCAGTAAATGGTGTAAAAATTTTAGGAACACAACCTGAATTTATAGACAATGCTGAAGATAGATATAAATTTTCAAGAACATTAGATACATTAAAAATTGATCAACCAGAATGGAAAGAATTAATTGACATTAAGGATATAGAAGTATTTGCTAATAAGATTGAATTTCCAGTTATTGTTCGTCCATCATATGTATTAAGTGGTTCTGCAATGGTAGTCGCTTATTCTATGTCGGATTTAAATAATTATTTGAAAAATTTGACAGAAATAAATTCAAAATATCCAATAGTTGTATCTAAATTTATTGAGGGTGCTAAAGAAATTGAATTTGATGCTGTTGGGTGTTCAGGAAATGTGATTAATTATGCAATATCTGAACATGTGGAAAATGCAGGAGTTCATTCTGGTGATGCTACATTAATTTTACCCGCTCAAAAATTGTATATAGAAACAATTAAAAAAATTAGAAAAGTTTCTAAACAAATATGTAAATTTTTAAATATTACAGGACCATTTAATATACAATTTTTATCGAAAGATAATGCTATTAAAGTAATTGAATGTAATTTAAGAGCATCTCGTTCTTTTCCATTTGTATCTAAAACATTAAATGTTGATTTTATTGAATTAGCTACTAAATCAATGATGGGATATGATGTTAAAAGAGTTCCAATTGATATTTACGATATAGATTATATTGGGATTAAATGTCCTATGTTTTCTTTTACAAGATTAGATGGCGTCGATCCAGTATTAAAAGTTGAAATGTCATCAACTGGAGAAGTAGCTTGTTTTGGAAGTAATAAATATGAAACATATTTAAATTCTGTAATCAGTTCTGGAGTTAATATTCCAAAAATTAAAAGTGCTTTAATATCAATTGGTTCAATCCAATTTAAAGCTGAATTTTTAGAATCTGTAAAAAAATTAGTATCTCTTGGATATATATTATATTCAACAAAAGGAACTGGAGATTTTTTAAAGAGTGAAAATATTGAAAGTATTGTATTGAATAAAATTCAAGATAATGATAAAGATAATGTAATTAATTATTTAAAATCTAAAAAAATAGGTTTAGTAGTAAATATGCCCAAAAAAAGGTCATATATATCACAAACTAGTGGATTTTTGATTCGTCGATGTGCGATTGATAATAATATTCCACTCTTTACGGATATAAAAAATGCAACATTATTCATAGCATCATTATATAATAATAATAATAAAAATAATATGGAAATCAAATCATGGCAAGAATATGTATCAAAATGTTCTTATTAAATATAAGGACATTCTTTAATTGTTTTTTGCTTTTCATGATCATTTAAATTATGAAACCAATTCAAATTATAACCAGTCCTTAATATATCATTTAAATTATTAAATTCATATAGTTCCACTTCATCATCAATTAATTTTAATGATTGAAAATCATCTTTTAAATTAGTTGGTATAATATAATCTACTTTCATATCTAAACCATATCGTTGATAAAAATCACCAAATGGACCACTATATTGTGTGAGCAAACCAGTTATATCATGTTCATCATTTATTGTTGCGGATAAATATATTTTTTGAGATATACAAGGTTGTTTTTGTATATCTATTTCAAGTTTTCGGCAAATTTCTTTTAAATTATTATTAACTAAGTCAGTCTTGATTTTATATAATTTATCATCAGTAGAAAAAGTTATTTCTATCGTTTTTGATTCTATATCTACTTTAATTTCTTCATCACGATAATAAGAATTATAAATTGAACTGAAATAGTTATATATAGACATACTCGGTGAATATATATATGAAGTAAAAAAACTTAAAATTGATTTTTTAGATGTATAAGAAAGCATATTGTTATAATTATTAATTAATAAGATTATAATTTTAATACCAAATAAACATAAACTAATAAACATAAACTAATAATGGAAGAGAAAGATAATACAAATATGAGCAAAGATATAGTAAAACAAACATATTCCTTAAATAATACTTGGATTGTTTGGATTCATAAAATATACGATAAAAACTGGCTTAAAGAAAGTTATAAACAAATCTATTCTTTTAATACAATTGAAGGATTTTGGAAATTTTATAAAGCAATTCCCGATTATTCAACAAATATGTACTTTCTTATGAGAGAGGGTGTATTCCCATTATGGGAAGACGCAAAAAATCGCAATGGAGGAACTTGGTCCTATATTATTGAAAAAGAGGATATTAATTCTCATTGGATTCAAATGTCTGCGAAAATGATTGGTGAAATAATTACTAATGATAATAAATATAGAAACGATATTAATGGAATATCTCTAAGTCCACGTACAAATGTTGCTATTATAAAAGTATGGAATAAAACTAAATCTCTTGAGAAAAAAATTTCATTGAATTTAGATGAAAATTATTCAAATAATTTGAGATATAAAGTACATAAAAAAAGTAAAAAATAAATAAAAGGTACATAAAATAATAAATAGATGTTTTTTTTAATATATAATATCTAAACTATTATAATATATGTCGAATAACATAAATACTACTACAATGAATAAAAATTTTCAGGACTGGGAATTGATGGATCAAATTTTATCTAATAAAGTTGATAAAATAATTGAAGATCAAAGCAAATTAAATAAACGAGTTTCTAAATTAGAAGAACTTGCCGAAAAATCACTAACTATTAATAAAAAAATATTATCAATGTTAGAAGAAAATAGAAATATTTACACTAATATGATGCAACAAACATTGAATAAAGAACAAAAAGCAATTGAAATATTAAATGATAATAGAGGAGTGTATACAGGAATGATGCAAGAAGCAATTGAAGTAAAAAATGACAGAGAAGACGCATTAAATGCTCTTAATAATGATAAAACTAATATTAGATTAGACAATGCTTTATGGAGAACATATACTCATGGCAAAGATCCATATAAAGATCCAACTTTTGGCGTTTTTATTAAAAATGTTTTGTTCGGAACTCCAACCTCATTACGAAAAAAAAAACAAATACAAAAAAAATGAAATTAATAAAAAATATATCTATTATGTATAAGAATAGATAATATGGAATACAAACAATTTGAAACTTTCCAAAATGTGTCTTTAACAGAATTACAAAAAAAACATAATTTAAATAAATCCTTGTTAAATAGTTCTATTAATGAATTAAAATCAAGCAAAAAAGAACATACAGAAAACTTAAAAAAAAATAAAGTAGAAAATGTTAAATCCAACAGTAAATTAAATTCTAAGGTTAATGAATTAATAAATAAAACAAATAAATTGGTAAAAAAAAAAATAATTGAAAAAACAACGACTAATGAGGAAAAAACGATAGAAGACAAAAAAGAAACTAAGGAAAATATAGTTTCTTCCAAGAAAGAAATTGCTTCATCTGAAAAAAATTCAGAAAATACGTCTAATAAGACATTTATAGTAAAAACAGATATAAAAACTGAACCAAATAATTTTGGTAAAATTATGTCAATAGGTTTTACTATAATCGCATTAGTATGTTCGGGTTTACTTATTTATACAAAACAAGTAAATGTGTATACATTATTATTATTATCATTAGTTGTATCCCTTACAATAATATGCCATTGTTCTATAGGAAATTTTTGTATTCTTGACGTCAGAAAGACTATGTGGACACGAACAAAATTAGGACAAAGATGTAATTATACTAAAAAATTATATTTCACTGCTTTATTATGTGGATTTTTTGTAAGTTATATTATTTTTTCGTATGATATAGTAATCGTTTTGATTCAAAATATAAAAAATTATATAAAAAAATTTTAAAAATAAAATTTAGTTTAAAATATTACTATTATGTATATAATATTATATAACATAATGGCAATAGAAGTATCGCAATATTTTCTGATTTTTTTTGCATTTGTATTAGTAACTGCTTGTATTTTAACAGTTTTACTTAAAAATGATTTATCACTATTTACACTAGGACTAGTTGGACTTTCTATAACATTATTTTCATTAAATATATGTAGTATTTTAGGATTTTGTCCAAATGATGTAGAACTTGTCAAATATGCAAAAAATCAAACAAAATGTTCTTTAAAAAAAAATTTATTTTTCATATCAACTCTTGCGGGTATGTCAGTTCCATTTTTATTATTTATATCTAGTCGTATTTATAAATTATTTTAATTCATTCTACAAGAATGATAATTAGATTGAACTACATTTTCTTTTGGTACATCTGGTGGCGAACTAATATTTTTTGGTTCAATTTCACTAATATTTGATTCACCAATAATTCCATGATTAAATATTCCATTTTTATATAAACATTCTTTTGGGATATAAGTATGTATTGTTTTAGTATCTAAATATCTGTCAGTTGTTTTTTCTTTAATCCAGTTAGTAAATTGAACAGGTGGATTAAAGGGAGCATAATTTTCTTCATGTCCAGATATTTGAGAATTAGATTCTACACAATTAACTTTTGTAGTACATTGATTATGACTGTCAGATTTTCTAACGCATTCGCAATCTATATTATTTTTTTTTTTTAAACTTTTACAATTTTCTGCTGGGAAAGGTTCATTATTAAAATTTTCGGTTTTTTTTTGAAAAAAAACCAAAATAATTATAATTATAATAACGAATATTGGTATTATAGTAGAGCAAGGAAGACAACCCATTTTATATAATTTATACAATATATTTTAAGTATAAATAACTTATAGTTAAAAAAATTGAATTTATTTAAATTATAATTAATATAATTTAATTTAATATGTCCAAATCCAAAAAAGTCGTTGAAAAAAATTATACAGAAGAATTATTAAAGAAAAAAAAGTGTTCAGAACTAAAGAAAATATGTGAAAATAAAAAAATTAATGGATATAGGGGAAAAAAGAAGAATAAATTAATTAAATTAATATTAACAGAACAAGAATTGGAAGAAGAACGTAAAAAATTAGAAGAAGAAGTAAAGATAGATGAAAAAGATAAGATAGAAGAATCAGACGAAGAATCAGACGAAGAATCAGACGAAGAATCAGAAATAAAATCTACTTCTGAAATATCTGAAGAAGAATCGGACGAAGAAGAAGGGGATAAATTTAATGGTACTACGATTATTTGTCTTAAAGATGGTAATATTTTTAAAAAAATAATTGATTTATTGAAAGAAGTTTTAGATGTAGGAATTTTAATAATAAATGAAGATGGCATTTCATTAGAATCGTTAGATTCAAGTCATGTTAGTTTTATTCAAATGTTATTAAATAAAGATGATTTTGATAAGTTTGTTTTTGATAAGAAAAGAGAAGATGATTTACATTTATCTGTTAGTATGAAAAGTTTAAGTAATATTTTGAAATGTTTAAATAATGGAGAACAAATTACTATATCACATGAAGAAGGTGATAATAAGATAAAATGGGAATTTCAAAATTTAGATACAAATGCGTACAAAAGTTTTAATTTAAATTTGATAGATCAAGATGCTCACGATATTAATATTCCAAAAGCGAATTATCAATGTCGTATAAAAACATTATCATCAGAGTTTCAAAATCTCTTAAAAAATTTAGCATATATAGGAGATTACGTAAAAATTGATATAAGTAAGAGTAAAAATAAAATTGACTTTAAGTCAACAGGCATTGATAGTGACGCTTGTATAAGAATGATAAAAAATGATTATACAAAGTTAAAACTCGCAAAAGATTTTATATCATCATTTTCAATTGATTATTTGACTAAATATGCTAAATCAAGTACATTCAGTTCCAAAGTTTCTATATTTTTAAAAGAAGGAGCACCAATTTTATTAGAATATAAGATTGATAATTTATCCGGGGTTATGAAATTTTACATAGCACCAAAATCAGTAGAATAATTCTAATTTTAATATAATCAAATCATAATTAGAATTAAATAAGTTAAGTTAAGTTAAGTAATTTACAAAAAATTGGAAACAACATAATCAATTAAATAAACAATAATAGCAAATGCTATACCAATTCCAATGCCAATTAAAGATAATTTAGAATTAA